CCTACGACAAAAGATATTAATGACGTTATAATCGCGCAGTTAGAGGCCGCGTTCGCACAGACGATCCCGCTACTGCCCAAGGCTTTCCTCAGGGTACTTGCCAAGGTTCTCGGGGGCGTAATAGTGGTGCTCTATAAGTACGGCGGGTATATGTTTCTCCAGATATTCGTAGAGTCCGCATCACTGAGCGAGACCGAAATTAACGGGGAAACTATGAGTCCGCTGAAAGCGTGGGGGCGGCTAATTGGAATTGACGATCCCGCCCCGGCGACATACGCAGAAGTGATGATTGACATCATCGTTGAGAATCAAGTTGGGACGTTGGCAGCAAATACGCAGCTTATTAACTCTGGTAACGGCGTCACGTACCTTACGCTTAACGCGGTCGCACTTACCGCAGCGACCGTAAGTGCGACGATTCGAGCCGCTTCCGATCAGTCTGGCGGTGGTGGGGCGGGCGCGATCGGAAACTTAGATGTCGGAGAGATTGTGTCCTTCGCGAACCCGATCCCTAACGTATCTCGAAACGCAACCGTAGCAGTACAGATAGTAACAGGCGCGGACGGCGAGACGGCGGACGCTTACAAGCAGAGAATTATCGATAAATTCCAGAAACGTCCGGAAGGTGGCGCCTACTCCGATTATGAGATATGGGGCGAGGAACCGAGCGGGATTGTTAACGTATACCCGTATACAAGTGATTGCCCGGGGCAAGTTGACGCATACGTGGAGGCGACGCCAGAAAGTTCCGGTGACCCTGACGGGATACCTACGACGGCGCAGTTAGAGGAGGTGCTCGCCTCGATAGAATTAGATGACGCGGGGCTCGCTACACGTAGACCGGCGGGGGCCTTAGTCAACACGTTCCCAATATCAAGGAACGAATACGACATATACATATATGGATTGACAGTTGACGACGAGGTGACCGTGCAGGCGGACATAACCACAGGTTTAACCGAGTATTTCCTCGATCGAGCGCCGTACCTTGTGGGGTTAACCATTCCGCCACGTAAGGATCGTATCACCCGTACTGCTGTTGGTGGCGCAGTAGAGGACATTGTATCCGCGTATGGTGGGGTGTTCTCTAGTGTAATTGTTAAGCGTTCGGGTTCGACGATTGACGTTGAGGCGTTAGGGATCGGAGAGAAAGCGAAACTAGGAACGGTGTACTTTATATGACATTTTTTAATTTATTTAAACACCTACTCCCCAGCGCGAAAGCGTGGTCGTTGACGGTGGATAAAAACCTGAGAGATTTTTTTCTCGGGCTGTCGGGCTTCGGGACGGACGCTAAAGAATTTTTCGACGAAGTGTGGCTCGATATTTTCCCACAGACCACGAGGTATATTACGAGGTGGGAGTCTCAATTCGGAATTATAGATTCCGGGGTTCTCACCGAGCAGCAACGTCGCGACCGATTAGATACGAGGTGGGCGACTACGGGGGGTCAATCTCCGAGCTATATACAGAATACGCTACAAGATAACGGGTTCGATGTGTATGTCCATGAGTGGTGGGTTCCCGGATCGGAGCCTGCCGTCGGTGTCAAGGCCTGCGTTACGTCACGGAACCCCATAACGTCGCTGGCGGCGGGGTACGTGTTAGTCAATATAATCTCGATCCCTAAACCTAAATGGTTGTGCTGTGGCGGGGATACTGATATGGAAGGCGGGGAACCCCGAGCGCAAGGCGGAGAATATGACCTCTTCACCGACGAGCGCTTAGAATATGACATACCAACAGACACTACGAAATGGCCGTACTTCTTGTATATTGGGGCGTCAACCTTCGGTGTTAACGCGAACATCGACGCGGATCGTAGATTAGAATTCGAAACATTATGCCTTAAGATATGCCCGGCGCATCTGTGGCTCGGAATGTTAATAACTTATGTATAGGAGAACACTATGGCTATAAGCCCAATTGTAGAATACCCAAGTAATATGGATCCCGTGAGCACACCGTGGCCTTACGGTGAACCTCGTAATGTCAGCGCCCCGGGCGCAGGTGACGGAACACCATGGGAAACGGATACCATGAAAGATATCATGGGATTCCAACAGGCTTTACTATCCGAGGCTGGAATAACCCCATCGGGTACCGCAGAGACAGCGACGGCGTCCCAGTACCTTGAGGCTATCACCGCCTTGACTACGAGAACATACGAGTCGATCGAGGATATTGCGGGGGTTGCCGGAACCGTGAGTAATCAGATTATACAGATATTAGGTCGATTGCCTTCGACTGATAAGGGCGGCGGGTTCCTGTACTGGGACAGCGCGCAGGTTAAGTCCGGGCATGACGGAGGGGTAATATTCTCTCCGACGGTTCCGTGGAACGCCACACAGGCGACATATAACTCTGGAACCGGCGAGACCGATCCGAGTGGGTCGGGATGCTGGATACGAATAATTACAACCGGTAGTCTATCCCTAGCGGATTTCGGCGGGATCGGCGCTTCCAGCGAGGACGCGTTGTTGTTGGGCGCCTGCACCGCAGCCGCAGCCCTCGGTCTGAACCGTGTGGTAATACCCTTCGCGACTCTTAATGTTGCGGCGTTGGTAGATTGTCAAGGGTGCGCTGTTGTTGGGAGTGGAACCGTACTTACTGGAGTGCTCGGTAATTTTTCAGAAATTCCGGGACTCAGTATCCAGGGCAAGAAGACTATAGACCGCGCATGGCATCCAAACACGTCGCGAGATAATACGATGAAGCTCATCGGGCTGCCGTCTACTAACGTCCTGGAGACGTTCGTTACTCGATCCGGTGGAGAAGACCACATTAGGGTGGAGATGGTTAATAATGTAACAACAACCACAGATTCCCTCGCGGCGACCGCTTCCGATGCGACGATGTGGCGCCCTGTAAAGGTTACAGATGTACTAGGCGTGCGTGTGGGTTTACAGACCGCGTACAGCTCGACAGGTACATGGACGCCCTCGGCGCTTGCCTTAGATGTCCCCGCATCTTATGACGGCGGCGTGGCGTACCAGATATACACCGCCACGGGAACCTCAATATACACCACCGAGGTTGACTTGGGGTATGCAGAGGGCGGGAAGATACGAATAACCGTAATACGAACCCCGACGAGCACAACCGACGCGACTATACTGCTCAATGGCAATCCGTATACGGGGCTAGCTAATATTGACCTGTCAACTTCCTCTGGCTCGGTATTAACCACGTACGAATTGGACGCCGATCAAGGCGGGCTAAACTATGTGGCGATACGGAATAATATCGCTACGCTAGACATTAACCTCGTTGGTGTTAATTACGGGCACCTAGAGAATTATAATGGGGAGCATATTGATACTTACGCATGGTACACACTAAGCACAAGTATTGTTACATTCCTTGACAATACCGAGGCTAACGGGCTGGCCATTAGGGAGAATGTATCCTCCCTATGGGGATGCGGATACCACGGCGGTGAGACCTCCGTTATCCAGTCGATTAGATACGGAGACGCGTCTACGGCGGGGCCTACCGTCGGGGAGTTCTTGGCGGACAGGTATATCGCGATCCTCGGGAGATGTACTGTAGACTGGTCAGGAAGCGGCGGCCCAACGGTCGATGTCGAATCGTTATATGAGTTTGTTTCAGGAGGTTATTCCGAGCGTGTAACGATTAATAACGCCGTAACCGCGACCGATATTATATTCACGCAGTTCGGAGCGGACGAAACTTTCGACCACGTTCTGGCTCCTGTAATAGCAGATATCGGGGCCTTAACTGACGGTGATAGAGAATATTACGGGTTGCAGAATGGGTATCGAGTAACGGAGAGTTTAGCGACGCCTCCATACTACCTTGATAAAGAGATATCGATCACCCATTCAATGTGGGGGAATGAGGGGTCAGAATATGGTGGGGCCTACACCATAAGAGACGCAGGCACGTACCACAAGTACAGGTATGCCCTGGTTGAAAATGGGTTGAAAACGGTTAGCGGCGCGTTCTCAACCGCGATTTATTCGTTTCGTTAAGCCCCCTTGAGTTTCACGAGGTAAAACGCCTTGGTGTCAACCTCGTTTGTAAACGTAACATCCCGTAACCGTAGGAAGTATACTTTTCCTACGGTTA